TGAAGAAGCTGCTGCATAGCAACCATACAACCATTGAAACCTTTACGCAGCACAAGAACAAGGCTGCAAGAATCTTGTCTAATGCTACGTGGTGTATGGAGCATATTTATTTCCCGAGCGATTGGAAGAACCGCTGGCCGGAGTTTTATGCGGCGCTGAGCAAGTACCAGAAGGAAGGCAAAAACACACACGATGATGCTCCGGATGCTTTGACCGGCGTGTGTGAGGACATCGTGGAGGTGGCAAGGCCTAAACCGATGCGCGTCAACTATTAGAGAGGTGAAAAAATGCGTAATGATAAACATGGATTATACAAAATGCTGGAAGATGGCTATGAAGGCTGTGGCGGTTTCCTTGACGGCAGCTATTTAACCCAGCACCCGCGTGAGGATGCAGGAAAGTACGGCATGAGGCGCGAGCTGGCGTACTACCTTAACTATCTCGCGCCCTGCGTTAATGCTCATGTAGCGCCAATCTTCAAAACGTTGGCTGTGCGTGACTGGAGCGGCGCAGGCTCGGAGCTGTGGGAAACCTTCAGCAAGGACGTTGACTTCTTGGGCACCAGTATCCAGAACCTTATGAAGCAGGCTGCCTGCAGTGCGAAGCTGCAGGGCGTCTCTTATATCGTTATGGATAAGGCTCAGGGCGATACTGAGGATATGCGCGTGGCAGATTTGGAAGCGGACCGCAATAACCTGCCTTATGCTTTTGTAGTTAATCTTAATGCAGTCAAAGAAATCTGTCAGGATAAGCTGGGACGTATCACAAAGTTTGTTTTCATAGAGCCTGATGCATACCAGGAACAGACGATGGCGACACGAACGCTGACGGTAGAAGGCTGGGAGCTTATCGACAGCAAAGGCAAGCACAGCGGAACCTGGAATCTTGGGCGCGTGCCGGTTGTTCCTCTGGTTAGCAAAGTGAGGAATAGTCACAATCCTTTCCCGCCTAGTGAATTCCTTAGCGTAGCAAAAACAAATCTTGCTATCTACAATATGTGTAGCTGGTTGGCTGACATCTTAGTCAATCAGACCTTCAGCGTTCTGTGTTACCCTTCGAGTGACCCGGATAGTATCAACATCGGCACCAATAATGCCTTGGGATATCCTCCGGAGAGCAGTCACGCGCCTGCGTTCATCGCTCCGCCTGATGGTCCTGCAACAGTGTTGGCAGCGCAGATTGCTACACTGCAGCAGGAGATTTACCGCATGGCCGTTGTGGTCAACGTAACAGGCTCCAGCAAGCAGCAGAGCGGGCAGGCGAAAGCGTGGGATTATGAGGCAACCAATCAGATTTTATCCGATTTTGCAGACCTCGTGGAAGCAGCGGAAGAGAATCTGGCAAGGCTGTTCAGTATCTGGACCGGTGTGCCGCTGGAATACAGTGTGAACTACCCGAATGACTTCAAAATCAGCGAGGTTGAGCAGGAGCTTGCTAATGCTGAAATTGCCAAAGGCTTGAATTTTGGCGATGAATTTAACATGGAAGTGTTCAAGCGCGTTCTTACCAGCTATCTGCCGGAGCTTAAGGCTGATGACTTTGACGCACTGGTGAAGACCTACGAAGAGCACTTGGAGCAGGAAAAGCTGGATTATAGCCATGCTTTTGGTGATAATGGCGGTGGCGATGATGGCGACGACGGACAGACTGGCGCATCTGATTAACAAACTGAATAAGAGCTGGCGTAAGGATGCTAAAAAAGCGGTAGCTTACTTACAAAGGCTGATTGCTAGTGGCATGAAGTTTGAAGAGGCACTGGATAATGTGCAGCGCCACTATGGTAAGCTGTTTACACTACCGGAACTGAAGCCTGCGCTTGTAGAGGCTGCAGCTTATGCTTATGGTATTGTTCCGACTATGCTGACTAAAGCGCAAGTAGAAAGCATGGGTGAAGAGCTGGCCGATAAGTGGGATGAAAGCGGCATGACGCTATCTGAAAAGCTGCATGGCGTAGGCGTGAAAATGCGCGGTGCCATTGTAAGTACCCTGCAGGAGCAGATGCGCCGGAACAAGACCTGGACTGAGGCTGCAAGGGCGTTGTATGACGGTTATGGCGACGATGGCCAGAACGTATATAACGGCGGCAAGGATATTATCAGCAGGCAGGACCTGCCGAAATATCTGCAGAAGGTAAGGCTAGCTACAGGCAACGACCTGCAGGCATTGGCTGAACAAAGGCAGGCCATTGACAAAATCAATCGTCTGGCCAGAAATGGCGCTCCCAACAAGGCGCTGCAGGCAGCCTACAATGAATTGCTGGAAGCAGTACAAAAAGGCAATGAAAAGGCTATTGAAAAGGCCGTGGAAGTCGCTATCAACGAAAAATCCCGCTATGTTGCCGAACGCATCACCGAGATGGCGAGGGCATGGGCTGACGGCTTTGTAGCCAAGATGAAAAAAGACGCTGATATTGTGGCTGTGAAATTCAAATTAAGCAGCCGTCACCCTGTTTTCGACATCTGCGATATGTACGCCAAAGCTGATATGTATGGGTTGGGTGCAGGTATATATCCCAAGGATAAGCTGCCGCCTTTGCCAGTGCACCCGCATTGCTTATGCCGGTACGTGGAAGTCATTGAAGGCGAAGTTGATATGCAGCAGCAGCGCGACCAGGTGCGGGAAGCTGGCGATAAATGGCTGAATAGCTTGCCGGAGTCACGCAGGGCGCAGGTGCTGGGGCGTGACGGTTTGAAGGCGTGGAAAGATGGTGAAGACTGGCGCAAGTATATGCGTGGTTATGCTGGACTGCGGGAAGCGGAGAGCAGGCTGAGTGATTTGTCGGCAGGTGCTATATCTGGCGCTTTGAATGATAAGAACGACCCAGATTATACTAGACGTTATGAGCATGCGGAAAAATATTATGAAGCACGTCGCAAGAATGGTATACATGCTTTTGTTAATAAAATACACAAAAATACAGGGTATCCTAAAAAGCGTCTGGAAAGCATTTTTAAACATGTATTTATTAATGAGTACGATTTAGCTGATGGACATCATCGTTTTTATCCGAACTTTGAAATGGCACAATCTTTTCAAAGACTTTTGGAAGGTAAAAATATTCAAGAACATGATGTATTGATGCTTAAACATGAACATTTAGAATTTGCTATTATGAAAAAAATAGGGTATAATTACGATGAAGCACATGATTTAACCAATACGAAATATAATTACTCGCTAGCTGAAAGGTACTGGAGAGAAAAAAATGTTGACGCTTGAATTATTAAAATTAACAGATGAATACGTACAATACAAGTTTTTCCCCGAAGATGATAAAAGTAATTTTGGTATTGTACAGGTTGATGTTAAAGAGCCTGCAAAGCGTTTTGTTGTACAAGATGCCAAGAATGTTTCTGGAATGTATAAAGGGATGGCAATGGTCAGGGTTAGCTTGCTTGTAAAAAATGGTGAGTTCCCGCAGACTAGCGCTTGTGCTTGGTGTTGACGATTTAGAAAGATAAATATAGGTTTACAAGCAGATTTTGAGCGAAAACTCAGAGTCTGCTTTTTCATTGGGGATGTAATAATTTAACATCGTTAATTAAGCACGTGTAACAGCGTGCTTTTTTATTGCCCAGGAGAGGGCACAATATAGGGCGGAGGCCCGTGATATGGAGGTATCAGAAATGGAAATGAAACAGGTTTACGAAGCACTGGAAAAAGTTGAGAACGGTGCTGACCTCATCGCTGCTATCAAGGGCGAAATTAACACTCTCAACAACGAAGCTAAGAAGCACCGCACGGCAGGAGAGCAGAGTGCGACAAAGCTGAAAAGCATCTTAGAGGCTGTTGGTTTGGCGGATGGCGATGATGTGGTAGACAAAGCCAAAGGACTTAAGACTACATTAGACCAATTTGCCCAAGGCGGCAAAAAGCCTGATGAGGTCGCAAAGCAGATTACTGACTTAACCGCGCAGGTTGGCAAGGTCACTAAGCAGCTGGCTGATATGACCGAAACCGCTAAGGCTGAAAAGACCAAGCGTCTTGACGGCATGAAGATGGCTAAGGCTGTGGAGCTGCTGACCAAGGGCAACGCTGCGAGCCCGCAAAACATGGCTAAGCTGCTGGAAGGCAGCATCGTTGTCAAAGACGATGAAAGCCTTGCCTATACCGGCAGCGATGGCAAAGAAATCAGCCTGGAAGATGGTGTTAACGGCTGGCTGAAGGAGAACAGCTGGGCAGTTAAGGCCAATGGCGCAGGCGGAGGTGGCAGCATTGGCGGTGGCGGCGGTTCTGATGATCCGTTCCTCAGTGGCTTTAATTCTTAATGACGAAAGAGAGGATTGTTTATTATGGCTATTAACTATGCAGATAAGTACAGCGCAAAAATTGACGAGCGCTTCAAGACTGGCGCTCTGACCGCTCCGGCAATCAACAACGATTATGATTTCACCGGTGTGCAGACTGTAAAGGTTTATTCTATTCCTACCGCAGGCATGAATGATTACACTTCTACCGGCGCAAACCGTTATGGTACCCCGGCAGAGCTGGAGGATTCCGTTCAGGAGCTGACCTTGACTAAGGACCGTTCCTTCACCTTCACCATCGACAAGAGCAACTATCAGGACACCGGTATGCTGAAAGAAGCCGGTGCAGCCTTACAGCGTCAGATTGATGAGGTAATTATTCCGGAGCTGGATATTTATCGTCTTGCACAAATCGCTGCAGGCGCTAAGAACAGCGCAACCGCTGCAGTTACCAAGGCCAACGCCTACAGCGCCTTCCTCGACGGCACCGAGAAGCTGACCGACGAGAAAGCGCCTTTAGGCAATCGTATTGCTTATGTGGCTGCGTCTTACTTCAAGCTGCTGAAGCAGGATGAATCCTTCATCAAGGCTTCTGACCTGGCACAAGATATGCTGGTAAAAGGTCAGGTTGGCATGGTAGACGGCGTTCCTATTATCGTGGTGCCTGCATCCTACATGCCGGCGAAAACTGCATTTATCATCACCAACCGCATCGCCTGCTGTGCTCCTGTTAAGCTGGCAGATTATAAGATTCATGACAACCCGCCCGGTATCAACGGCTGGTTAGTTGAAGGCCGTGTGCGCTATGATGCATTCGTTCTGGAAAACAAGAAAGGTGCTATCTACGTACATAAGACCGCTGCTGAATAATGAAAAGCGTAGAGATTACGCGCGAATTTGATAAGCTGGTGCGTGCTTTCGAGGCCGCACCGGTCCAAACGCGCGATATGGTACGCAGGCAGGTGAAGATGGCCGTCAGAGATGTCAGGGAATATGCGCGTGACCATCATCGTTTCATTACAAGAAGCGGTATGACTGAAAAAAGCATTATGAGCCTGGCTAAAGACAACCAGGGTACAGTTATGCTTACAAACAATATAGCGCGATGGCAGCATGAAGGTACTAAGCCGTATGTGATTGTGCCACGCAGTAAAAAGGTGCTGCGCTTTGCCATAAACAAGGAATTTGTCTTCAGCAAGCGTGTACATCACCCTGGCATAAAGGCGGACCCTTTTCTTTATACGGCAGCTGATGTTATGCAGCCGACGATAGAAGCGCGTTTTAAGGCAGCACTTGATAATTTAGTGGAGGACTTGTAATGGAGTTTATTACACTTGATAACATTACAGACAGCATCCTGCTAGTCACACAAGAAGATGTTGATGAGGCTAACGCATATTTAGAAAGCATAGCTGCGAGATATGGTGTTACCACGATTCAACAGCCCATAAGCCACAGTGTAAAGCGTCTAGGCATTGCCTACGCCTGCTATATGCGTGCTGTGGCAAGTGTTGGCACAGATGCAAGCGTGGCATTTGACGGAAGCAGGCATGATGATGTGTTTGTGCAGAAGGCTGAACTGTACGGTAAGGAAGTAAAGATGTTAGCTGCCACGATTAACGCGAATGATTTTACAGGTACGGGCTGTGCTAGCCGTTTTACTATTAAACTTATGAGAGGTTAACCGATGAGCAGAGCGAGAGAAGTTACAAACGCACTTGCTGAAATTATCAAGGAAGCAGTGCCGGGTGTGAAGTGGAACGTTAATATAGTAGGTGCTTCCGCTGGCAAAGGTCTTGAGGGTACAATTTCTTGCGATGAGGTTACCTTTGAGCAGGATGCGTATGATGTATGCACAGCAACGGCGGTATATAGCATTTATGTGTTGGATATTAACGGAACAACTGATATTGATGATTTGAGCGACACCCTGTTTGAGGTGCTGCATAATAACGATTTAGGCGGCATGATTGACAACGGCTTAGTCAAGCGTATTGTATTTGGTGCAGTAGCCAACAATACAAAAGCGGTAGCGATGCTGTTGGAATATCAAGTCGAATATGATATGGAGGTATAATATGGTGGCTGTACGACCTAAAATGAAAAGTACCAGCGAAAAGCTGTTAGGCAAAAATGTGCTTGTGTTCCTCAATTATGGAGAGGCTGCAAGCGAAGAAAACCCGAAATGGACTTTACTAGGTGGCCAGCGCAGCGCAGATTATAGTGCAAGTGCTGAAGAAATTGACCTGACCGACAAGACCAGCGGTGGCTATGGCGATGCGGAAGCAGGCGTGAAGAGCACCGAGCTTACTGTAGAGCTGATTGTAAAGCCTGCTGAGCAAGCAGTGAAAGAATTATGGGCAGCGTTTGAGGCTGACGAGCCTGTACACCTGCTGAGATGGAGCAAGGGCGGCAGAAGCATTATAAACTGGTATAGCATTACTAGCATGGAAGAAACTGCAGCTCATGACGATGCAGCGATTCTGAGCGTCACTTTGAAGGGCAAAGGTGCTCCGAAGACGCAGGATGCAATGGAAGACCCGAGAGGCTAAGGGGTGGGGGCGGTATATTTTTATACTGCCCTTTTATTTTTTAGGAGGAACAACAGATGATTAAAAAGAGCGTAAATATTAACATTGGTGGAGAAGAACGAGAAGCGAAATTCACGATTGGAGCATTGGAAGAGCTGGAGGCAATGTTGCCGAGCCATAATGTTTTTTCTTTGATGCAGAAAGAGCAATGGAGCGTTACTGAGATTATTGCCTGCCTGTATTGTTCGTTGAAGGTGTATGAAAGAGGCATCAGCCGCAACAAGCTTGATAGCTGGATTGCGGATTATTGTGCAGAGGTAGAAAATGGCATGATTGACCTGCGGCTGAGAATGTTGGCGGCATTGGGTATTTGCGGCCTGGTTGTGAGTGACAGAGGCCCGTTCGATGAGATTTTGACTGCCCTGGAGGATAAGGAAGAGGAAGCCGAGGGGAAGTAATTTCTTTTTCAGAGTGGCTTTCTAAAGTAGAATGGATTTTCTACGCCATTCTGAAAAAGACTCCTGAAGAATGTGCATACATGACGCCGACCGATGTTATAAATATTTGGAATGGGTACAGGTGGAGACGGCAGCAGCAGGAAAATATGCTGGCTGCATTGGTGACAGTATATATTGCAAATTATGCTGGCAAGTCCTCGAAAAAGACTTTGAAGTTAAAAGATATATTCAGCGATGGGCGATTTGACGGACAAATAACCGATGATGATCGTGCATTTCTTGACGAGCTATATGGAGGGGGTGAGAGCGATGGCTAAGCAAGTTAAAGTTGAGATTACTGCAGACAGTTCGAGGTTTGAGCAGGCTATGCAGGGCGCGGCAAAAGCTACGAGCGATGCAGGGGCGAAGATTGATAACACAGGCAACAAGGCCAGCAACGCAGGCAAGAAATTTGACGATATGGCCAACAAGGTAAAGGACAGCGCAACAAAGGTCAACACTGCATGCGGCAAGGCAAGCAAGGCGCTTGACAGCGTGAACAAGTCCATAAATGCCATTGGAGCTGTGCAGGTGGGCAATTTTATTGCTGATATTGCCACGGGCATTGTCAGCATGGGTGTATCCTGCATCAAGGCATCAGCACAGATGCGTCAATACGAGATAGCATTTCAGACAATGCTTAAGAGTGCCAGCAAGGGCACGCAGATGATGAAAGACCTGCAGAAGTTTGCGGCTGATACTCCGTTTGACGTTCCTGGCGTTGTACAGGCAGGACAGCAACTGATGGCGTTTGGCTTCACGGCGAAAGAGATTATCCCTACCCTGCGCACGTTGGGTGATGCTGCATCCGGCTTAGGCAAGGGAACGGCAGGCGTTCAGCAGATAGCCTATGCGATGGGACAGATTAGGACAAGCGGCACACTTAAGACGCAAGACATTATGCAGCTCACTAATGCCGGAATTGATGCTTGGGGAATGTTGGCCGAAGCATCCGGCAAGAGCATCTTAGAAATTAAAGAGATGACAGAGCGTGGCATGATTGACAGCTTGACGGCCGTAAAGGTTTTGACCGACGGCATGAATGATACCTACGGCGGCATGATGGCCAAAACCGCAGAAGAGATTACAGGCCTTTGCGCCAACATTGAGGAAACAGTGGGCATTACTGCGGCTGTGATTGGCGATTATCTTGTAGATGGGTTTGATATTAAGGCGGTTTTGAAGAGTGTAGGCACAGAGCTGGGCAATTTCACACAGGCCCTGCAGGCTGGCAGGGATGCAGGAAAGAGCTTTACAGATGTTATCAAGGACAGCGTTCCTCCTGCCCTTGTAGCAAGCATTGCGGCGGTTGGTACAGTGTTAGGTACTGTGCTTGTCGGTGGATTGATTGCGGCGGCTGCAGCAATGGCAACGTTTATCGGGGTGAGCCTCCCCGTTATTGGTGCGTTGGGATTGGTTGGAGCTGCCATTGGTGTTGTTGTTGTGTATTGGGACGAGCTTGTACAGGCCGTAACAATAGCGGTGAACATAGTCCTGCAGGCTGTTATAAAGATGGCCGAAGGTATTGTGATGCTGATTCATGCAATGGCAGACGGAGTTATTGAGATGGTCGGCGATATGTTTAATAAGTTCGCAGGATACTGCCCTGAGTGGGTGA